AACAAGATAATTTCTTCGTTAACAGCGCAGATAAAGAAAAGCTAATTGAATATATTCAAAAGTTTATCGACCATTATGACATTGATATATTACAAGTTGCTGACCCTTGTAAAGCATATTTACATACTCACTTTAAAGACAAAGTTAAATACATTGGTCCTTCAGAAGAAGCAGCCCGTTTAGAAACAGATAAACTATTTTCTAAAAGAATGGCAGATACTGTTGGTTTAAAAACACCTAGGATAATAAAACAAGGAAGATATTCAGATAGTGATTATGGTACTAATCTTACTTTTCCAGCCATAGAAAAGCCTGCCCATGTTTGGTCACCAGCTGTAAATTTATTTAATCAAACAGATGCTAAAAGAGCAATTGAAAAAGTAAAGATTGGCTTACACCCTCAGAGCAGCGACACTGATGAAGAGTATTTTATAGAAGAATATATTAGCGATATGATAGAAACAAATGTATTCTTTATTATCGCAAATGGTAAATATGAAATAACTCACACACAAGAGATTATAGGCGAAAATTTAAATAAATCAATTGACCAAACTGTTTGGTATATAGGTTCATACATTAAACCATTAACACCTGAAGTAGATACTATTGTACAAAAAGAAGCTTCAGCCTATTTAGAAAAAATAGCAAAGATGGGTGGTAGCTATGAAGGAAGCTTTTGTGGAGCATATACCTCTACAGGCGAATGGTACTTTTTAGAAATAAATGTACGACCAGATATATTTAATAGTACTCCAACATTTATGACTGGAGAAGATTACATAAAAGGTATGTTTGAGGATATATCTTTATTTAAAAAAGCTTGGGCTGATAAGACATGTAATAAACTTTTAATTACTAATACAAATAAAAACAAAGAATACCCATTACACTTACATGAGAAATATGATGTTGCTCTACCTAATAATTTAGAATATAGAGATAAGAAATTTTATGTTTCAGATTATGGTACTCATAATGGTGGATGTGGAACAATAATAGCTGATCATAATATATCAAAAGAATTTATAAAAGAAATAGAAGAGACAACTACATGGGCATTTAATAAGGACCCATCATTATGAGTTATTGGACATATACACCAAATAATCATATGGATTTTAATGAAAAGTTAAGAGCTTTAATAGATTCTACTCCTAAAGGAATTCAGTCTCAAAAACAACCAGTAAGTCATTATGATGGTTATAACCATACTAAATCGATTAATATAAACTATCCAGAGTTTCAAAAATCAAGACATTATGCCACGTGGTATGATTCAGAAGCTACAACAGGATATGTAGAAATACCACCACCAGATATAGATAAATCAGACGACCAAATATATAAAATAAGTTTTTGGCAGAGAGTTGCTCCTTTAGTAAAACAATTTGCAAGAGAAGTTGCAGTAAGACCAGAGACAAAATTAAATTATCAAATCAATGTTGATATGATGTGGTTTCATAGAATGAATAAAGGCGATTACGATAATTGGCATAACCATTCTTTTTGTCAATGGGTAGGTGTATATTATATAGATTTACCAGAAGGTGAACAAACATTATTACAAGATTATGAAGGCAATGTATTTAAACCAGATGTATCGGAAGGACAACTATTAATATTCCCAGCATCGTACATACATAAATCACCAGAAGTAACTGATAGAAAAACAGTAATCAATTTTAACTTTAATGTGAGCTCAAAATACACAGTAGATACTATAAATAAAGTAAAAGAATCTCATCCAGATACTTATTTTGATACTGATGAGAGTACGAAAGTATATAAATAGATGTATAGTTTAAAAAAGAGGCACTCTAATGTTTTGGAATAAAGAAGGAAAAGAAATGAATATAGAACAATTAAAAGAAACACTCAAAGTAGATGAAGGTGTAGTATATAAAATATACAAAGATCATCTAGGATATCCTACCTTTGGTATAGGACATTTAGTTATTAAAGAAGACAAGGAATTCGGTAAAGATGTTGGCACTGAAGTTTCAGAGGATCGTGTAAACGAATGCTTTGAATCAGATGTACAGTCTGTGATCGATGATTGTAAAAAATTACATCATGGTTGGGATGGTTATCCTCAAGAGGCTAAACAAATAGTCGCAAACATGATGTTTAATATGGGACTTACGCGCTTGAGTAAATTTAAGAACCACAATGCAGCGCTGCAAAGTGGAGATTGGAAGGAGGCTGCCAAAGAAGGCAGAGATTCAAAATGGTACAAGCAAGTAACCAACAGAGCCGAGAGGCTAATGAGAAGACTCGAAGATATATAGAAAATGACCAAAAGGGAAGATTCTATTGTCACGAGAGAAAGGACTATTTCACATGGAAAGAGTTCATTAATTATAACTACAAGACCTAGGAGGTATACATTATGGATATAGCATTATTCGTGATTGGTGCTGTCGTGGTAACAGCTTTTGGAATTAAGTTGTTTCAAGATAGCAATAAACCTGCATCTGGAGTTAGAGCAAGAAATGATAAAGGACATTATATAAAAGATGATCCTACTACAGCTAAGAACGAAGCTTATAAAGATGGTAAAACACCACCTGTTAAGAAAGCTCCGGTTAAAAGAAAGCCAGCGGCTAAGAAGCCAGTAGCAAAGAAAGCTCCAGCAAAAAGAAGCAGAAGAAAACAAACAGCTAATAAAAAATAGTTTAAGTTATTTTAAGAAGGGGACTCTAAAGTCCCTTTTTTTATGATTAGCGTTCGAACTGTTATAAATAACCATATAGATTTTTAATAGAAGAGGGAAAAATAATGGCAAGTACAGTTAAATTATTAGGTTCAGAAGGCAATTTAGTCTCTGATTCTAACGTAGGATTTGCAAAAGTAGTAAGAGTATTGAATAATAAAACAACTGTTCAAGCTATTACATGGAAAAACGCAGGTGGAACTACATTAGGTACAGTAACACTTGGAGCTGGTGAAGTCGCTTATATAGAAAAAGCTTCTACAGACACTTTATTAGGTATTGTTACATCACTTGCAGTAGGCGTAGCATACTCTAACTAATGGAAGAAGTTTTTACACTGATCTCTGACGTAGGTTTACCTATCGCTGGAGCTTTAGTAATGGGATTCTTCATATTTACTATTATCAAACAGATACTCGAAGGAGTTGTTGATGATATTAGTACACTTACTATGTTTTGCTCAAGTTTAGAGAACAGAGCAAGAACAATGTGTAATGAAATGGTCAAGATTGATTTACTCGTAAGTAGCGCATTAGAATTAAGACCTGACATCGGCAGAATAGCTCGAGCTGAGAATTTTGTCGAAGATGGCAAGCTTGACGTAAGAAGAGATTAATATGGAAATTGCGGATTTAATAGCCAACTATGGCTTTCCAACTGTTATGGTTGTAGGTTTAGGTTACTTTGTATACTTTGTATATAACTTTATTCAAGAACACTTAGATCCAGCCACAGAAAAGATGCATTTCCAACTTATAAGAGTTATTGATCAGATGAGAATGCTTGATCAAGATCTTATAAGACTACAACAGAAAGTTGATGTAGTACTGGAATATAGAGAAAATGAACAAAAGAAAAAAGCAGAAGATTCAAAGCCAAAGTGAAGTAGCTACGTTATTAACTATTTTTGTTTTATCAATTATAGCAATATCGCCAGTTGATGCTTCGGAAATCGTACATAAATTTAAAAATCCTTCCTTTAGTGGTATAGGTACAGCTTCTCATTATCTTACTGTAGAGAACCAAGAGTTTTCTCGTAAGAAACAAATAGAAGAATCTTTAGCAGCTGCAGAAAAAGCAGCGCAAAGAGAGGCAGAGAATACAACTCTTGCTAAATTTATTCGAAACTTAGAGAGTAGAATATATGCTCAAATGTCGAAACAACTTGTTGAGAGTATGTTTCAAAATGATGGCGCAGTCCGATTTGGGTCCTTCACATTAGAAGGTTCCGTTGTAACATATGAAGTGATCACCAATACAGATGGTTCAGAATTTATTAAAATGACTATAGTAGACACTAACGGTACTGAAACAATAATCGAAATCCCGATTGGATCGGGTTATTTTGGGAGTGACTATGGTACAACACCACCTGACGGCGGCTAGTATACTTGCAATAGTAATACTTTCTAGTTGCGCACAGATACCAAGATATACTGATAATCCAGAAATCTGTAATCCAGATATGTGGGGAGATGAATATCATCATGATGTAGTTGAATGGGCTAAAGCAAGTGGAAGAGTCTTTAAAAAAGCTGTTCCTTATATTTGCGTTGATCATCCAGAGATTGTAGACTTACCATCATTTATAGAATTATTGCAGTTACCTCCTGCTGAAAGTCGACCTGTTGTTGCAGTATATCAATTTGCAGATAAGACAGGACAAAGAAAAGCAAGAGAAGGTATTGCTGATTTTTCTACAGCAGTTACTCAAGGAAGTACTGAAATGCTTATTGATGCATTAAAGAGTGCTGGAAATGGTACCTGGTTTAGAGTAGTAGAAAGACAAGGGTTAGATAACCTTGTAAGAGAAAGACAAATTATACGAAGTGCTCGTCAAGATGTAGCAAAAGCTAACGGTGAAACAGAAGCACAAGGAATTCAACCATTACTCTTTGCTGGAATGATCATAGAAGGCGGAGTAATTGGGTATGATACTAATGTCTTATCAGGAGGTCGTGGCGCACGAACTCTTGGTATTGGCGCTAGTCGACAATATCGTAAAGATGTTGTCACGGTTTCAATTAGAGCTGTTTCAGTTCTAACTGGAGAGGTTTTATTAAACGTCCAAAGTAAGAAAACTATCTTATCTTACGGTAGCAGTGGCGATATCTTCAGATTTATAGAAGAAGGTACACAACTGATTGAGTATGAGGACGGAGTGGGTAAAAATGAGTCAGTGACATACGCAGTACGCTCAGCTATTGAAGCTGGAGTATTGGAATTAATAAATCAAGGCCATGATAGAGGGTTTTGGAAAATAGAAGGAAAAGAAAAATGACAAAATATATTTTAGGCCTAAGTTTATTTTTTAGTTCTCTTTCTTTCGCACAAGCATCTGATGATAATGAAATTAATATTACACAAATAGGTGATACACTTACTTTGTATATAGACCAGGTAGGATATGGTAACAAGATAGGATTAAATAACTTTAGTTCTGGATCTTCTGCTTCTCCAATCACTGGTTCTTCATTAACATTCAATATTGATCAGATCGGTAATAGTAACCTACTTTTCGGAAAAGTTACAGCAGACTCATCATCATATACTTTACAGTGGACTGGTGATAGTAATATCTGGGACTGGATGATAGGAGAGACAGGATCAGCTGATAGTTCAAACTATCTCGTTGATATGACTGGAGATTCAAATACAATGGATTTGGATCAGGGTAGTTTATTTAGTGCGGAGAGATTAAACTTTGATTTAACTGTTTTAGGCAGTTCGAACGTATTTGATGTTGATATTGAAACTGATGATGTCACCTGGAATTTTGACATTACAGGCGGTTCAAATAATATTAATACTTTACAAAAAGATGGAATGTACCAAGAGATTAATTTTACTCTTGATGGTTCTAATGCTGATGTAGACATTAACCAGTTATCTGGTACATGTGCTACAGGGATATCAACTTGTAAAGGTATTATTACTCTTGATGTAGATTCTGAGAATGCGACAATTCAAATCAATCAAAAAGATTCAACTAGCGATACTTAATATCATACTCATAGGGTCCGTTTCGGCGGACTCTATCGGTTCTATAGTAGAGCAATCTGGCTCTGCACAAATCACAAGACAAAAACAAGAAATATCAATTAATGATACGAATTTGCCTGAGATAGAGTTAAATGATATTGCTGAAACGGCAAATGGTAAACTTAAAATTCAATTTTTAGATAATGCTCAATTAGATATCAAAGAACATAGTGAAGTTCTTATTGATGAAATATACTATGACCCAGACCCTTCACTCTCTCGAATGTCAATGAAATTTACTATGGGAACAGCAAGATTTGCTTCAGGTTCTCTTGGTTTAGTAAACAAAGCTAACATTGATATACAAACACCAACAGCTACGATCGGTATTCGTGGTACAGATTTTACAACGACGATTGACGAGTTAGGTCGATCTCTTATTATGTTATTACCAGACGTTAACGGCGATCCATCAGGCGAAATTACAGTTACAAACGAAGCAGGAGTTATAACTCTTAACCAGGCATATCAAGCAACAATGGTATCAAGTCTTAATACAATGCCGACAAAACCTGTTACGATCGGAGGTATTACACCCTCAATGATTGATAATATGTTTATTGTTAATCCACCACAAGAAGTAAAACAAGCTATTGAAGACCAGGTGCAAGACGATCTTAATAAAGACCAAGGTATTTTAGATGTTGACTTTTTAGAGTATAATGAGTTAGATAAGAACATAGATGACTATTATGAAGAAGATAAAGATTATAATAGAATTGATGTTGACTTCTTAGCAGGTGAATTCTTACCAGATCTTTTAGATGTTGTAGAAGAATTAGTAAGAACTAAAAAAGTATTAGGTGATAGACAAAAATCAAGTTCAGGTGGAGCAGCAGGTTTCAAGCTTGATGGCGCTCAAATTGGAACAAACAAAGACAGTCAATATAATGTATTCCTAGAAGATGGTGGTATTATATTCTATAGAGACGTTAATGGTGTTATTAACCTTAAGTTTGAAGCAGGATCTGAAGTATCTTTAAATACAATAGTAGATGGATATGAAGGAACTATCACAATGAATGGTGGTAACGATATAAATATATACATACGACAGGTAAATTAATGAAAACAATTGCATACTTATGGCTACTCTCTTTTTGCGCATTAGCGTTTGCTGATAATGAAATATCAATAGACCAAACAGGAGGAGATAACTTATCTTTAAACATTGAACAATATGGTTCAAAGAACGAAATAAAGATGTATAATACCTCTTCATATCTCAATGGTGCAACCATGTCAGTACATCTATATCAAAACAACGATGGTACAAATCAAAACACTATAGACCTTTGGCATTTAGATGGAGCAAGCAATTCTATCCGTTGGGGTCAAGGTGGGAAATTAAATAATGCAGCTGATACAACATTCGCTTATGATGGAATTGAGAGTGGAGGACATTACGCAAGATTAGATATACATGGAAGTAATAATAATGTTTCAGGTTTTCAGGCAAATTCAGGTAATGGTGGGCACACATACAATCAATTAATCTTTAGTAGTTATAATGATGTGTATGTAGAACAACGAGGAGATGGTGCAAAGACACTTAACCTTACAATTAGTAATGATGATAATACCGTTTCAGTAATTCAGAGAGCTACTAGCCATACAGCAACAATTAACTTGTCAGGTAGTTATGGAACTGCATTAAATCTTTTACAACAAGGATATACCTCGCAATCATATTCACTTTCACAAAACTGTTTAACTGTTGGTGGTTGTTCAGTATCGGTAACACAACAATAATGGCATATTCACAAAAAGTAATAGACAGATTCGAAGGAGTATTAAATGCTCCTCAACAATTTAGTGTAGGCAAATTTGATCCAAAAGATCCAACAGTCGCAACAGGCATGACAGGAGCTCCAGCTTGTGGTGATGTTATGAAACTACAACTTAAAATCGACCCAGGCAATAATAGAATTGTTGATGTTAAATTTAAAACATACGGATGTGGAAGTGCAATTGCTTCAAGTTCGTTATTTGTCGACTTATTAAAAGGTATTACAATTGAAGAAGCAAAACTTATTAAAGATAAAGATATAGCAGAAGCTTTAGAATTACCACCAATCAAATTACATTGTTCAGTTCTTGCTGAAGGTAGCATAAAGAAAGCAATAGAAGATTGGGAAAATAAATAATGGAGCTTACAGATGCAGCAATATCTAAAGCGATTGAGAAGACAGAGAATAGCAATCCAGATAATATCAGAGTTGGCGTTACTGGCGGGGGCTGTGCTGGTTATGAGTATTTTATTGAGTACGCTAACGATATTAATATCGATGATACTGTTGTAGACTATGGCAAGTTTAAACTTGTAATGGATAAGATCTCAATACCATTTTTAGAAGAAGCTACTTTGGATTGGGAACAACAAGGTCTTAATGAATCATTTAAAATTAATAATCCAAAAGAAACTGCATCTTGTGGTTGTGGTATATCAATAGGGTTTAACTAAAAGTATAACACAGTATATCATTTTATGAAATATTTAACTTCAATATGGACAACAATACTCTTAGGTATAACACTTATCGGAGTAAGAATAGCTGATCCTCAGTTATTAGAACAATTTAGACTCAGTATATTCGATCAGTATATACAATCTCTTCCAGTAGAACATTCGAATGATATAGTGTTGATCAATATATCCGAGTCTTCACTCGAAGCCTATGGTCAATACCCTTGGCCACGTCAGAATCACGCAGCAGTGATATCCGATCTACGGAATGCGAATGCCGGCATGATAGGGTTTACTATAATGTTTCCAGAAGAAGATCGTTTCAGCGGGGACACTATCTTTGCGTCTTGGATAAAAGATAATGGTATTATTCTTGCACAAGATGCAGACCAAAATGGGAGAAGTTCTAAAGCGCCTTATGTAGGGTATGCAACGTTTGGTTATTCAGGAGATCCATTAGATCTTACATATCGATATAAAGGACTGATTACAAATATAGAAGAATTAGAGAAAAATGCTTGGGGAGTAGGTCTATTAAATGGAGCTCCTGAAGTCGATAATCTTACAAGAAGAATACCTTTAATGTCTCAAGTCAACGGAGAATTATATCCTTCGTTTGCATTAGAAACTGTACGAGCAATGCAAGATAAGAAATCGTATACAATCAAGTTAAATGAAGCGGGAATCGAAAGTATAGTATTAAGACCTTTTATAATACCAACTGATGAGAGAGGAAGTATATGGTTAAAATGGAATACACACTTTGAATCGATTGATTATGATGGACAACCATTACCAGATTTAAAAGGAAAGACAGCAATTATAGGAGTCACTGCAAAAGGTATTGTTCCTCAAGTATCTACTCCAGCAGGATTATTATATCCACATCAAATACAAGCAAACGCCTTACAAACAATTATATCTGACTCTCCAATATCTCGTCCTCAATGGACATTTCTTGCTGAGCTTGCAATGATTCTGGTTGGTTCTCTTCTGATTGTTCTATCAGTATACTATCTGCCGATATGGGCCGGACTTGTATTCTTCGTCGGCTCCGCTGTTGCCGTATGCTACGCTGCTTATTACGCCTGGTACGAATTTTCTATACTCCTCGATTTATCAGCTTCTCTAATAGTATATATACTTTTACTCACCTCATCGAGTTTCAACAACTTCTATAAGCAATTTGTGTTAAGACAACAGATTAAGAAACAATTTGGTACTTATGTATCTCCTGATCTTGTTAAGCAACTACAAGAAGATCCTTCACTCTTAAAGCTTGGTGGAGAAAGAAAGAATATGACATTTATGTTTATGGATATCTGTGGTTTTACACCAATATCAGAACATTATAAAAACAATGATGATCCTGAAGGACTTGTAGTTCTTATAAATAATTATTTAGATACCATGACAAAGATTGTTCTTAAGAACGGCGGAACAATAGATAAATTCATGGGTGATTGTATTATGGCTTTTTGGAATGCTCCATTACCATGCGACGATCATGCAGATAAAGCTGTTCAAACATCAATGGAGATATGTGATGCGGCTGATATACTTATTAAAGAACTTGCAGAACAAGGTTTACCTAGGATTGATATTGGGATTGGTATCAACACAGGCGATTGCATCGTTGGAAACATGGGATCCGAAGAGCGGTTTGACTATTCCGTTATTGGCGATGCCGTCAACCTTGGAGCTCGACTCGAAGGACAAACGCGCAATTACGATGGGGTTCGAGTGTTGCTGGGCGAAGAAACATATCGACAATGTCCATCTAGAAAATTCACTGAAGTCGATCGAATTACAGTTAAAGGAAAATCCGAACTTATTACAGTTTATTCCCCAAAATAATAATCAAGTATATCTGTTCTATACACTTCAAGTTCTTGATATTATAACAACACATCGTGGGTTAAGCAAAAGTTCTAGAATAAAAGAACTTAATCCAATTCTTGGCGAGAGACCATCATTATCTCAATTAATCTTTTTTAAATATGTTGCCATTAATGCAATTAACCCTAAACAACTTAACACTACAGAGTTAAAAGAATTTAATTATCTCTCAGGTCTTATAGTTTTGAACAACCACAACGTTTTTAATTCAATAAACTAAAATAGTTAGCATAAAAGTGTTGTTGCCCTAGTGACAGCAGTCATCGTTACAGAAAGAACAACACTTTCTCACAATTAATTTCACTCAAGTCGTTTACAACTGCTCCCAAGTAGTGTATAATATATAGTATAAATTGATAAATAAGGAGATAAATTTATGAACTACAACCCAATAAGTAAAATACCAGCTAAAGACGCTAACGCAACATATGATATGAAAAAAGTATTAGATGGTGTTAAAGCACTTGGATGGAGAATAATGCCAGTACAAGGATCTTACAACAAGCACTGGATCGTATCTAAAACAGTAGATGGTCAAAGACAAGAACTTATGTATGGCTCTAAGTATTACAAATTAGTTGTTAATTCAAGAGATTTTGGAATTGAAGCTGGTGGAGATCTTAACGCATTTTCATTTGCTGGTAACTTAAGAACAGAATTAAGAGGAGCAAAATAATGGATTGGGGATTTATACAAGGTTTGGCTTTATTTGCCGTTTCAGTAACATTAAAATTTTTAGGAGTATCATAATGCAAGCAACAATAATAGACATAATAGAAAGCATCGCTGACGATGTTAACGATACTATCAGACTCGAGTATAGACTCGGCGGTAGTTTCACAGAGAATGAAGTGGATACTTTAATTGAAAGTAAGATTCCAACAGCATGTGACATGTTTGGACTTGATGAAGTTAAAGAGTACATAGATTATAACTTAATAGGAGCATAATATGAAAATCATATTTGACGTAGACGGAACCTTAATGGACGTCGAACACAGAAGAAAATTTGTTGATGGAAGTCAACAAGTAGACTGGGCAGCATTCGAAGCTGCTACAAAAGATGACACAAGACATGAGCATATCTTCGAGATAGCTGAATGTATGAAAGATTCTGGTCATTCAATTGCTATTGTTTCAGCAAGAAAAGAGAGACAACGAGACATAACTGAGCATCAGTTGCAACAAACAATGGGAGTCTTCTGGGATCATCTTTTTATGAGACCAGATGATAGCTTTGAGCCTGATCATGAATTCAAACAAAGAATTCTTGACGAGCTTATCAAAGTAGACTGGAAGCCTGATATGGTCTTTGACGACAGAGATCAAGTTGTGGCTATGTGGAGAGCAAACGGCATCCCATGTGTACAAGTAGCAGAAGGTAACTTTTAATGGGTAAACTTAGAAAAATATTTCGAAAATGGATTGATAGGCAGATAGAGAAATCTCTTCAGAGAAATGCTGACAAACAATTTCAAAAACACAGTGTGGAATATCGTGATGGTGATAACACATAACATGAAAAATAATAAGCAGAAAAGTGTTGACACCCTAGTGACAACAGTCATCCTTAGAGTAACATCAACACTTTACTGCCAATTATTTTCACCAAAGTCGTTTACAAAACAGCCAGACTATGGTATAATATACATATAATTCAGGATAAGGAGTAATTATGAAAAAAGCAATAAATGCAATAAACCAAATCGACAACATGGTCGATTTAAACGAAGCTATCGCAGCTTTAAAAGCGAAACAAAAAGCTCTCAGAGCTTCTCTTGTAGCCGCTAAAAAAGCGAAATTCACAGCTGGTCAAACAGTTAATATTAATTCTACGAGAGGTAACTTAACTGGGACTATCGTAAAACTCAATCGTACAAAAGCGGTTGTGGAAATCGATGGCAAACAGTGGAATTGCCCAATCTCAATCATGGAGGTAGCGTAATGAATAACTTGTTTATACACACACAGTACCTAGAAAACTATGCTTGCAATCAAAGCTCGCCTTACATGAAGTTCAAAGGTGGTAACACGTATGTCATGAAAAACTGTGGCGACTTCGATAAACTTAACTGTGGAGAATTTGATCGCAATCTAATTGCTTCAGTTGTTGCACAGGTTAAGCCTTATATAACTACTGACTTGCTAAAGTCAAATGGTGGCTCTGAAGAGTATGTCACTGATGTTGCAGTCCTAAAAAATGAGATGACAAAAAACGTCTATGATACAACTCCTACAGAGTTTCATATTTACAATGGATCAGTCAACTTCATGAAAGTCACTGATAACCGTGAAGATGGTTGGATGAGAAATGAAATCTTAGAAATGACTGAGTCTTGGACTAACGAACGCGATAGCGGGACTTACAAAGTATCTTACTTAATGGAAGATGGCGATTTCTGCGAAAGTCAAGACGAGCTTAAAGCTTGGTTTACAACTAAAGAGGTGGCATAATGGAAAGATATTTAATAACAACTGAATCTTACGTTTATGCTGAGAATGATCAGAAAGCTAAGTCGCTTGCTGGATATATTCAAGGCAAACAAAGAAAAATGTATGACAATCAACATTGTGTTACACGATTAGAATTCGCTCCATTTGGCGCTGGATTCTCAGATAAAAATTTAATAGAAGGAGAAATACTGTGAGCAAATCATTTGAGGCCTTAAAGGCAGAACTACTTAAGTTCAAAGAACAAAAAGAAATACAAAAGATCATTATCAATCTTGATACTCGTAAAAAAG